ATGGTCTGTGTGTGTGCGAGAGGCCCACCCCATCGCGCGACGCGTGCGCGCGGTATAAGAAGAGCACCCGAGCCCTCCCCGGGCTTCGTTGGCGAGCAGCAGCCTGCCCCACGGGCCGTAACCCCGCAGGGAGCCGGATCGACACCGGCCGCCTTCACTACCGTCTCAGGCAACGCCTGGGCGCAGGCGACACCTCAGGCGGTCGCCCCACAGTATCCCCGAGCCGCAAGGCGAGGGTGGAACCGGGGTGACCGCGGCGGGTCAAGTCTGACGTCCGGTGCCTCGCCAGGGTCCGTCGTCCCGAGCGGCGTTAGCGAGTCGCCCTCGCACTCGGGCACGTGTCTTCCACCGGCGCCCGTAGCGCACCGTCCGCGGGCGTCGGTGGCCAACCCTCAAGGAGTCTCCATGGATGAGTGGATCAAGTGCGACTGCAAGTGCCCGGCGCGCGCCCTCGTTCACGTCAGCAAGTTCGACCAGAACGAGACGGAGCTGCACTTCTGCGGCCACCACGCTGACGAGCGCATGAAGGGTCTCCGCGCCTGGGGCATCGTCACGGACGACCGCCTCAGCGGCAAGGTCGTCGCGACGATCGCGCCCTCGGCGGCCTTCGCCTGATGGGCAAGCTCCTCGAGGCCTTCGACAAGTCCGTCGCGCAGAGCGCCAACGGCCAGCTCATCGCCGAGCTGGACGACGCCATCGTGCAGACCGGGCGCTCGATCGCCCAGTCGATCGACGACATCATGGCGGACCCCGAGGCCTCCGCCACCGACAAGACCAAGGCCCTCTACCTGGCCCCCCACCTGGTCGCCATCCTCCGCGAGCTCCTGGCCACGCCGGCCGCCCGCAAGCAGATGGGCCTCGCGACGGCAGACACCAAGAAGGCCAGCCGCCTCCAGCTCATGAAGGACGCGGCGAAGAAGGCACAGCAGCCCGGAGGTTGAACATGGCGCAGGGGCTCCTCGGGAACCAGGTTCCCCGCGTCTTCACCCCGCCTCTCCGTGAGCTCACTCCGGAGACGACCCTCGGCTTCGCGTTCGCCGAGTTCTGCAACGACCGCGGCACCCCCCTCCTCCCCTGGCAGGACTGGCTCGGCAAGCACATGCTCGAGCTCCTGCCCAACGGCAAGTTCCGCTTCCGCACGGTCGTCCTCCTGGTCGCCCGCCAGAACGGCAAGTCGACCTTCGCCCAGATGCTGGCCCTCTTCTTCATGTACATCATCGAGGTGCCGCTGATCCTGAGCACCGCCCAGAACCTCGACATCGCCGAGGAGGTCTGGCAGGGCGGCGTCGACATGGTCGAGGGCGACGAGGAGCTGGTGCAGCAGCGGACCCGCGTGGTCCAGCAGCGCGGCTCCAAGGCGCTCGAGCTCGACAACGGCTCGCGCTGGAAGGTGCAGGCTGCGACCCGTCGTGGCGGCCGCGGTCTCTCCGGCGACCTCGTCATGATGGACGAGCTCCGCGAGCACCAGACCTGGGAGGCCTGGTCCGCCATCTCCAAGACGACCATGGCCCGCGACAACGCCATCGTGTTCGCGCTGAGCAACGCCGGCGACATGACCTCCATCGTCCTGCGCCACCTGCGGATGCAGGCCCACAAGGCGCTCGGTGACCCTGACGGCCTCTGGATCGACCCGGCTACGGGCGAGCCCATCGAGGAGGAAGTCATCGACCTGGATGACGACGAGCTGCCGGACGACGACAGCCTCGGCATCTTCGAGTGGTCGGCCCGCCCCGACCGGTCCATCCGCGACCGCGCCGGCTGGCAGGAGGCCAACCCCTCCCTCGGCTACACCATCACCGAGAAGGCCATCCGCGCCGCCCTCGCCTCCGACCCTGAGTGGACCTTCCGCACGGAGGTCCTCTGCCAGTGGTCCGCCACCACCCTCGAGACCGTCTTCCCGACGGGCACCTGGGAGAAGGGCGTGGACGAGGAGTCGGCCTTCGCGCCCGGCCCCGTCTTCTACGGCGTCGACGTCAGCTGGGACCGCAACCAGACCTACATCGCCGCGGCCGGCCTCCGGCCCGACGGCAAGGTCCACGTCGAGGTGGTCGCCGCGCGGCCCGGCCTCGAGTGGGTCATCCCCTGGCTCGAGTCCACCAAGCGCGCCCACAAGCCTGCCGGCGTCGTCTGGCAGAAGGCGGGCGCCCCGGTCTCCAGCCTCACCGAGGCCCTCGAGTCCGCGGCCAAGAAGCCGGCCGACTCCACGTTCAACCGCCTGCACCTCGTCCCCTGGCAGGGCACCGAGCTCGGCCGCGCGTCGGGCACCCTGTACGACCTGATCGTCGGCAACGCGGACGTCCCCCTGGACGAGCGCGAGACGCGGCTGCGGCACCGGCCCCAGCCGGCCCTGGACATCGCGGTGCGCGCGGCGGTCATCAAGTCCGCCGGCGACTCGTGGATGTGGGACCGGTCGAAGAGCCCGGCCGACATCGCGCCGCTCGTCGCCGTCACCGGCGCCGCCTGGGCCCTCATCAACAAGAAGCCCGCGCGTCGGTCGATCTACGACTCCGATGACGTGGACGTCTCCACCCTTCCGAACGACCTCGCGGTCGTCATCCTCTAGGAGGCCCCATGGCCCTGCGCGACTTCGTCCAGCGGGTGGTGAACACCACCTGGGGCTCTGGCCCGCACGGCGTGGGCGGCGTGGGCGGGACCCTCGCCGAGTCGATCGGCAGCATGGACCCGGCCATCGCGCGCTCGATCATCGAGAGCATGACGGCCGGCGACCTCTACGCGACCCAGCCCCACCTCCACACGGTGGTCTCCTTCGTCGCCCGCAACGGGGCCCAGCTCGGCCGGCACGTCTACTCGCGCACGGCCGACGACGGCCGCGAGCGGGTGAGGGACTCCTACGCCGCCCAGGTCCTGAACAAGCCGAACAGCTACATGACCGGCTACGACCTGTTCACCCACCTCTTCAGCGAGCTCGCGCTCTACGACTTCGCCCTCTGGCTGGTCGTCTACCGCGACGGCCGCTGGCAGATCGACCCCATCCCCGGGACCTGGATCGCCGGCACCAAGTCCGACGCGTTCGGGCGCGTGGCCGAGTACAAGATCATGCCGGGCGCCGGGCTCAACCCGTCCGAGCACTTCTGGGTGAAGTCCACCGAGGCGGTCGTCTTCCGCGGCTACTCGCCCGCCGGCTTCAAGACCGGCAGCTCCGCGGTCGTGTCGCTCCGCTCGACGCTCGCCGAGCAGGTCGAGGCCATGAAGTTCCGCCAGCAGATGTGGCAGCGCGGCGGCCGCATCGGCATGTACCTGACCCGGCCGGCCGACGCTCCCGAGTGGAGCGCGGAGGGCAAGGCCAAGTTCATCCAGCAGTGGAAGGCCCAGTGGTCCGGCGGAGGCGCCGAGGCCGGCGGCACCCCCCTGCTCGATGAGGGCATGGAGATGAAGCGCGTCGGCTTCAACGCCAAAGAGGAGCAGTGGCTCGAGGCCGCGACGCTCAGCCTCGCGACCGTCGCCGGCGCCTACCACGTCCCGCCCTCCATGGTCGGGGTGCAGGGCGCCACGTCCTCCTTCGCCTCCGTCAAGGAGTTCCGCAAGATGCTGTACACGGAGACCCTCGGGCCGTCCGTGGCGCAGGTCGAGGACGTCATCAACCAGTTCCTCCTCCCCATGCTGGGCGAGCCGGAGGCGCACTACTTCGAGCTGAACATTCACGAGAAGCTCCAGGGCGACTTCGAGGAGCAGGGCAACGTCCTGTTCCAGGCCGTCGGCGGTCCGTACATGACGCCGAACGAGGCCCGCAAGCGGAACAACATGGCGCCGATCGACGGTGGCGACGAGCTCCTGGCCCCCCTCAACATGGGCGCGGCCGGGAACAACGGTCCCGCCGCCGACGCTCCGGTCGCTCCGTCGCCCTCTGGGACCGCGGAATCCGCTGACCCGGGCAAGACGGCTCAGAAGCCAAACGGCGCGACCCACGGAGACCGTGCGCGTGGTGGCGAGGCCTCGGGCCTGAAGGCACCAGAGTCCCCGGCCCTGGTTGAGGACCTGGCCGACTACTTCGCCCGCGTCAAGCGGGTGACGCTCGCCCGCATCGGCACCAAGGAGCCCGACTGGTGGAACCAGAAGAAGTGGAACCAGGAGCTCTCGAGCGTCCTGCACCCTCACCTCCTGCGGGAGAGTGCTGGTGCTGCGCGCCGGGCAGCGGCTGGTGCTAAGCTCGACCCCGACGCCTACTCAGTGCCCCGCACTGAAAAGTTCCTGAAGGCGGTCGCTGACAGCCGCGCGGACCTGGTCAACGCCACCGTGCGCGACCACTACGAGTCCGCCCTCGAGGCCGGCACCGACCCGACCCTCGTCTACGAGGACACCGAGTCGCACGCCAAGACGGTGGCCGGCACGCTGATGACCTTCGTCGCCGGCTTCGCCGCGGTCGAAGTCGCCAAGCAGCTGGTCCCCGACAAGGGCCCGACCAAGACGTGGGTCGCGAGCGGCCTGCCCAACTCCCGCCACGCCGAACTCGACGGCGAGACGGTACCCATCGATGAGCCGTTCTCGAACGGGGCCATGTGGCCCGGCGACCCGGTGCTCGGCGCTGAGGGCGTCAGCAACTGCGGCTGCGGCGTCGACATCAACTACGAGAAGTAGGAGACAACATGGACCTCAAGTCCGTACGGCTCTCCGGCCTCAAGGCTGCGGGCGACGACGGGGTGGACCTCGCCGAGGGCGAGTTCACCGCGTACGTCAGCACCTGGACCCGGACGCCGGACAGCTACGGCGACGTGGTCGCCAAGGGCGCGTTCGCCGAGTCGATCGCCGAGTGGAAGGCGTCGGGCAACGTCCTGCCGATCCTCTTCGGCCACGACCTGGTCGACCCCTTCAGCAACCTCGGCTACGCCAAGTCCCTCGTGGAGGACGACCACGGTCTCCTCGTGCACGCGGCCCTGGACCTCGAGAACCCGAAGGCCAAGCAGGTCTACCGGATGCTCAAGGGCCGGCGCATCAACCAGATGAGCTTCGCCTACGACACCCTGGAGTCCGGGGACGTCGAGGTGCCCAAGGCCGACGGCGACACCGTCGTGGCCCGCGAGCTCCGCAAGCTTCGCATCCACGAGGCGTCGGTCGTGCCCTTCGGCGCGAACTCCGACACCGAGGTGCTGGCCGTCAAGGCCCTCAAGGAGTCGCTCGAGCTGAAGGCCGGGCGCACCATCTCCGCCAAGAACCTGGAGTCCCTCGAGACCGCGTACGCCGCCCTGGGCGACGTCATCGCGGCCGCGAAGGCCTCCAACACCGACACCAACGACGAGGCCAGCTCGGGCAAGTCGCAGGAGGACGAGGGCCAGGAGGCCAAGTCCGCTGCCGCGCGCACCAAGTCCGCTCTCGCGACGGCGTCCTTCATCTCGACCCTCTGAGGTCGACACCCACCTATCCGAAAGGAGGGTCCCCATGGACCCGAAGGCAGAACTGGCCGCAATCCAGGCCAAGCTCTCCGCCATCGTCGCGGGCGTGAAGGCGTCCAACCGTGAGCTCACGGACGCCGAGGCCGCGGACATCGAGAAGGACTCGGCGCGCGCCGTCGAGCTCAAGGGCATCATCGAGCGCGGCGAGAAGAACGCCAAGCTCCTGGCCGGCGTCGCGGACCTCGCGGGCGTCAAGGCCGACGAGGCCTCGCCGGCCGAGCCCGAGGCCAAGCAGGCCGCGTCGCTCGGTGAGCACTTCATCAAGTCGGGCGCGCAGGCCGCGTTCGTCAAGGGCCAGGGCCAGCGCACCGCGTCGGCGCCCGAGTTCAAGGCCGCGACCGACACCAACCTGGTCGCCGGCAACGGCAAGGTCCAGTACGGTGGCGTCTACGAGACGCCGCTCCGCCGGCTGACGATCGCGGACCTCCTGGGCCGCGGCACCATGTCCAACACCAGCCTCACCTACTGGGTGCAGGGCGCGGTCGAGGGCGCGGCGACGGCTGTCGCCGAGGACGGCCAGAAGCCGCAGGTGCACTTCAACTTCAGCCCCGTCACCGAGGCGCTGTCGAAGATCGCCGTCATCACCAAGGTCTCCGACGAGGCCATGAGCGACGTGGACTACCTGGTCTCCGTCATCAACTCGCAGCTCGTCGGCCGCCTCGTGGTGGTCGAGGAGGATCAGATTCTGAACGGGAACGGCACCGCGCCGAACCTGCGCGGAATCCTGAACCGCACGGGTCTCCAGACCTACGCGACCTCCGCAGGCTACACTGCTGCGAAGGGCTTCGACGCCATCTTCCACGCGATCACCATGGTCGCGACGGGCTCGGCGCAGGAGACCGCTGACGGCATCGTCATCAACCCGGCCGACTACGAGACCCTGCGTCTCGCGAAGGACGGCGACCAGCGCTACTACGCCGGTGGCCCGTTCGAGGGCGGTAACCCCGGCCTCTGGGGCGTCCGCACCATCGTGACCCCCGCCATCGCCGCGGGCACGGTCCTCGTCGGCGCGTTCGGCACGAGCGCCCAGCTGTTCCGCAAGGGCGGCATCCAGGTCGACTCGACCAACTCGGACTCGACGGACTTCCAGTACAACCGCGTCGCCCTCCGGGCCGAGGAGCGCATCCTCCTCGCGGTGTACCGTCCGACCGCGTTCGTGAAGCTGACGCTCACCGCGTAAGCAACGACCCCTGGGGCCACTGCCTGGTCGGCGGTGGCCCTGGGGGGACCAACCTCTAGGAGGACCAGCATGACCCTTCAGGAATACGAAATCGAGGACCCCGACTTCGGGAGCCGCACCTTCCAGTGGGATAAGGACCGCGACGGCGTCGTGGGCTTCCCCAAGGGCGCCAAGCTCGTGAAGCGCGGGGACGTCTCGGTGGACGAGACCGCCGACGGCGCAGACCCCGCCGACGTGGTCGACTCGCAGGAGCCCGACAAGGTGCTCGACAAGTCCGCCGACGGCCAGCCCTCCCAGGCCGACGTCGACGCGGCCAAGCAGGCCGAGGGCGCGGAGGCCGACAAGGCCAAGGCCGCCCCCGCCAACAAGTAAGACCCGCAGCACCCTGACCTGAGGAGGTCCAGCCCATGGCGTCGTTCGCAACTCCTGCCGAGCTGTCGGCGTACACCAAGGGCGCTATCTCTCCGACCGACGAGCGGTCGCAGCTCATCCTCGACGGCGCGACGAAGGCCATCCGCAACTACTGCGGCTGGAACGTCGCGCCTCCCGAGGACGTGACTGCGACCCTCGACGGCGGTGGCAGCGTGCTCTACCTGCCCTCGCTGAAGGTCAACAGCCTCGCGTCCGTCACGATCGACGGCGTCGCCCAGGCCCTCTCCGACCTCGAGTGGTCCCGCCGCACCGGCAACGTCCGGCGCAAGGACGGGGCCCCCTTCAAGGAGGTCTGGGGCGGGGTCGTGGTCGCCTTCAACAGCGGCTACACCGCCGTCCCCGACGACCTCAAGCAGGTCGTCCTCCAGGTGAGCTCGCTCGCGCTGAGCTCCCCCACGGGCGCGACCCGCGAGCAGGCCGGCGCCGTCTCCATGGCGTGGGCCACGACCGCCCCGGGCGTCTCCGGCGGCCTGGTCCTCCTGGCCCGCGACCTCGCGACGGTGAACGCGTACCGCCTCCCGAAGGAGGCGTGATGCTCCCCAGCTTCATGGCCAAGCCAATCGTCCGCAAGCGCTTCCCGCTGGTCTCCGACCACGGCAACCAGGTGCGCGACTGGGCGGCCACGCCGGCGACCGCCACCGTCTACGGCGACGCGCAGCCCGGCTCCGGCATCGAAGACGTGGTCAACCGCAACGGCTACGAAATCGTCAAGACGGTCTGGGCTCAGCCCGGCAGCGACGTCCGAGACGACGACGTGCTGGTCCTCCCGGACGGCGAGTTCCGCGTGAACGGCGCCCCCGAGGTCTGGGCCTCCGGCGTCCTCGACCACGTGGTCATCCACCTCTCCCGCTGGGAGGGCTGATGCTGCCCCAGAAGATTCGCGTCAACTCCGAGGGCCTGATCGCCCTGCTCAAGTCCCCCGAGGTGCAGGCCGACCTGCGCGCGCGGGGCGAGCGCATCCAGGCCGCCCTCCCGGACGACGACGGCCAGGAGTGGCAGCTCAACGAGTTCCTCGGCCACGACCGCGCCCAGGTCGTCGTGCGGACCGGCAACTACGCCGCCCGCCGCTCGGCCGCAGAGGACATGGCGTTCCAGCGCGCGCTGGACAGGGGGAGGTGACGTGCCCGACCAGCTTCTCACGCCGGCCGACGTCGAGCAGGCCATCATCGATGAGCTCTCCCCGCTCTACACCGTCGGCACGTCCATCCCGGACCCCCGGCCCAACCTCTTCCTCCGCGTCGTCGCGACCGGGGGTGGCCAGCTGAACCTCGTGCAGGACGAGCCCCTCGTCACGCTCGAGGCGTTCGGCCTGCGCGAGACGCAGGCGCGCGGGGCGCTCGACAGCGCGCTCGCCCGCCTGGAGCTCGCAGTACGGAAGCGCGGGATGATCGGCTCCGAGCCGGTCAGCCGGCTTCGCATCGCGGGCCTCCCGCAGAACTACCCCCTGCCGTCGGTGCCCTCGCACAAGCGGTACATCTCCACGATCGCTCCGGCAGTCCGCCGGCGTATCACCACCCTCTGAAAGGAGCCACTCCATGGGAGTGAACGCTGCCAATGTCTTCATCGGCACGCCGGACCAGTCCACCACCGGTGCGATCCTGTCCGGCCCCGTGTCCACCTCGGGCACCGTCGCGGCCACGATCGACGACGTCGACCTCTCGGGTCTGACCGACTCGGGCTACGTGAACGAGGACGGCGTGACCATCACGCCCGAGGACACGACCGAGTCCGTCAAGGACTGGTCGGGCGCGGAAATCCGCCGCATCCTCACCGAGTTCACGGGCACCATCGCCTGGACCCACCTCGAGCTGTCGGCCGGCGCGGCCCGCACCTACTTCGGTGACGCCAACGTCCAGGTCACCGCGGCGACCGGCACCAAGGGCACGCTCATGCGCGCGGCCCTCGGTCGCAACGAGCTCGACATCAAGCGCTGGGTGTTCAAGATCAAGGACGGCTCGCGCCGCATCCTGGTCGTCGTGCCCCGCGGGCAGGTGACCTCGCGCGGCGAGATTCCCCTGACCGCCACCGGCGCCGTCACCCTGCCCGTCGAGCTCGGCACCTACCCCGACGCCTTCGGCCAGAACATCTACATCTACACCGACGACGGCGTGTTCTCGACCGGCCCTGCCAAGGGCAACGCGGCTCCGGGCAACGTCTACCCGGCTGAGGCCACCGTGACCGCGCAGGACTCGACCAACGCGGCCAAGCTGGCGGGCCTCGGCTACGTCGCCAACCCGCTGACCAACTGGACCACGGGCCAGAAGATCACCATCGGGACGTACATGTTCAACTGGACGGGCTCCGCCTGGGCAGCTGGCGCGCACGCCTGATCCAACCCGCCTGGGCCGGCCACGGGAGCCGGCCGGCCCAGGTGCTTCCCTCTAGGCTCCCGCCACCCCGATACGAAAGGCTCCCGCCATGGCGTTCGAAGTCCCCGCGAGCAAGCGCTCCATCAAGCAGAACCAGTTCCAGTTCAAGGTCCCCGGCGACCGCAAGACCTACTCCATCCCCAAGGCCAAGTACCTGAGCATCGGCCAGGTCGAGGCCCTCTCCCAGAAGGGTGGGGACGTCCAGGTCACCGACCTCCTCGAGATTCTCGGCCAGGGCGACGCGCGCGACGCGGTTCGCACCCTGGACCAGGAGCAGCTCATGGCCCTCATGGAGGCCTGGCAGGAGGACAGCGGGCTGGCCGTGGGGGAATCCTCGGCCTCTTCCGCGACGTCCTGAGCAGCCCCCCGGCCCGGCAGGCCCTCCAGTACGACCTGCTGGGCCGGGGGTACTCGCTCGACGCTCTCGGCTCTGAGGCCTTCACCTGGTACGACCTAGCGGCGTTCGTCAAGCACCTCCAGCAGGAGCCCGAGTCCGCCCTCGCGCGCGAGCTCCACGGGCCCATCTGGTCCGTCGAGGCGCAGCTCCTCGCCACGATCGCCGACACCCTGGCGATGGCGAACTGGCAGCGCGGCGGCCGCAAGACGGCGCCGAAGCCCAAGCCGATTCCTCGGCCGTGGGAGAAGCCCAAGACCACCACGCTCGGCAAGGAGCCCATCCCCATCAGCCAGTTCAACGACTGGTGGGACTCCGCCGGCAAGGCGTGACGAAGCCCCCTGACCATCCGCTGGCCAGGGGGCTTCTCCTGTCTACCCCCTGAAGGAGGCCGCCATGGCAACTGGCGTTGAGATTGCTACCGCCTGGGTGCGCCTCGTCCCGACCGTCGAGGGCGTGCAGGGCACCCTCGCCAAGGAGCTGGGCCCCGCCGCCGACAAGGCCGGCGACGACGCGGGCCGCCGCGCCGGTGGCAAGTTCTCCGCCGGCATGAAGGTCGCCGTGGCGGCCGCCTCTGCGGCCATCGTGGCCGGCGTCGTCAAGGTCTTCGAGACCGGCATGGAGGAGCTGAAGTTCGGCGAGAAGGTCAGCGCCCAGACCGACCAGCTCATCAAGAACACCGGCTTCAAAATGAAGACCTCGGAAATCGAGGACTTCACCCTGGCCCTCTCCAAGCTGTCGGGCGTCTCCGAGGAGGAGCTCCAGCAGGCCGGTAACAGCCTCATCCGCTTCGGCGACCTCTCCAAGGAGAACTACGAGAAGGCCGTCTCCAGCATCAACGACATGGCCGCCTCCGGCAAGGACGCCGCGCAGACGGGTGAGATGCTGGGCAAGGCGCTCGCCGACCCCGAGAAGGCCGCCACCCTGCTCAAGCGCTCCGGCGTCCTCCTGAACGAGGAGCAGAAGGCGCTCATCAAGCAGTTCAGCGAGGCGGGCGACAAGGCCGCCGCGCAGGGCGTCATCCTCGACGCGCTCGAGGGCACCTACGGCGGCATGGCCGAGACGGCCGGCGGCACGCTCGAGGGCAAGCTCAACAAGCTGAACAACTCCTGGGAGAACCTCGCCGGCTCCATGGTCGAGCTGGTGCTCCCCGCCGTCGGCTGGATCGCCGAGGCCCTGGGCGAGCTGGTCGGCTTCCTCGAGCAGAACCCCGCCCTGGCGGCCGGCCTGGCGATCGCGCTCGGCGTGCTCGCCGCCGCGTTCGTCGGAGTCACCGTCGCCACCTGGGCGATGAACACCGCCCTGCTCGCCAACCCCATCACCTGGATCGTCCTCGCGATCGCGGCCCTCGTGGCCGGCCTCATCTGGGTCGCCACCCAGACGACCTTCTTCCAGGACGTCTGGAAGGGCGCGATGGACGTCATCGGCGCCGTCGCCACCTGGCTCTGGGAGAACGTCCTCGAGCCGGTGTTCAACTTCATCGGCGACGTCTTCGAGTGGCTGTGGACCTACATCATCAAGCCCGTCGTGGACCTGATCGTGAACTACTTCCGCTTCTGGGGCGCGGTGGTGATGTGGCTCTACGAGAACGCCGTGAAGCCCGCCCTGAAGTTCATCGGGGACGTCTTCAACTGGCTATGGCTGAACGTCATCAAGCCGGTGGTCGACTGGATCACGGACGTCCTCGAGGTCCTGGGCCTCGCCTTCCGCATCCTGTACGAGACCTACGTCAAGCCGGCCTTCGAGGCCGTCGGCCAGGTCCTCATGACGGTGTGGAACTGGATCGACCAGAACGTCTTCGCGCCGTTCAAGGTCGGCATCGACCTCATCGGCAAGGCCTTCGAGAACGTGGCCAAGGCGATCGGCGTTGCGTGGGACGGCATCAAGAAGGCCGCCGCGGTCCCGATCAACTTCGTCCTGGACACTGTCTGGAACAACGGCCTCCGGTCCTTCTGGAACGATATCGTAGGAACGCTGGGCCTGAACGACATGAAGCTCCCCAAGGCGGAGCTCGTGAAGTTCGCGTCCGGTGGCGTCATGCCCGGCTACACGCCCGGGCGCGACGTCCACCAGTTCTGGTCGCCCACGGCCGGCGGGCTCGCGCTCTCCGGTGGCGAGGCGATCATGCGCCCCGAGTTCACCCGCCTGGTCGGCGGGGCCGCCGGTGTCGCCCGCCTCAACAAGGCGGCGCGGAACGGCCAGCTCGCGTTCAAGGACGGCGGCGTCTTCGGCAGCATCGGCTCCTTCGCCGGTGACGTCTGGGACAACGTCGCCAACGCGGCCTCGGTCGCGTGGGAGTTCCTGAGCGACCCCGCGGGGGCCATCAACAAGCACGTCGTCAAGGGGATCATCGACCCCCTGATGTCGGGCGCCGGCGACGGCGTCTTCGGCAAGACGGTGGGCGGGATGGTCCGCAACGCGGTCAAGGGCGCGGCCAAGATGTTCCAGGCCCCGGGCGGTGTCGGCAAGGGCACCAAGGGCATGGGCTGGCAGGCCATGTGGGACGTCATCCGGCAGGCCGTGCCGGGCGCGATCAAGACGTCGGACTTCCGTCCGGGGTCTCGCACCGTCAACGGCGGCCAGTCCTACCACGCCCTGGGGCGCGCTGTCGACATCATCCCCGCGAGCATGGCCACGTTCAACGCGATCGCGCGCCTGTTCCCGAACGCCTCCGAGCTCATCTACACCCCGGCCGGCTCGCGCCAGCTGCTGAACGGCAAGCCCTTCGCGGGCTGGTCCTCGGCGGTCAAGGCGCAGCACTACAACCACGTCCACCTCGCCATGGCGAACGGTGGCGTGCTGCCGGGCCTGATGAACGGGGGCACGGTCACGAAGTCCGGCCTCACGGTCGTCGGCGAGCGCGGCCCGGAGATTCTGCGGCTGCCCGAGGGCGCCCAGGTCAACCCGGACTACGACGAGCTGCCGAGCGGTAGCCGCTTCACCTTCATCAACCAGGCGCCCCTGGGCTCGACCCCCTCGCAGGAGCTCGAGACGTTCGCCAACCGTACGGAGGCATTCCTGCCATGATCGACGCGACTGTACGCTTCGTGGGCGCCAACGGCACGTCCGTGACCCTCCTCGACACCGCCGACGGCCTCATGCGCCGGCCGGGCGGGTCGGGGTGGGGCATGGCCCCCGTCGTCAACTCCTGGTTCGAGGGGGCTGGCGACGGGGCGCGACTGCGCGGCACCCGGCGCGTCCAGCGCGAGCTGGTCGTCCCCGTCTCCGCGTTCGGCACCGACCGCCAGGGCGTGGAGAACCTCATCCGCCAGCTGGCCGGCGCGATCCGCAACCCCTTCCGGGTGTTCATGGACTACGCCGACGGCCGCAGCTACTGGATCGAGGCCGTCTACGAGGCGGGCGCGTCGGGCACGTACGGGAACAACCCGGAGCACCAGAACGACCTGCCCCTGGTCTTCAAGTGCCCCGACCCCTACTGGACCTCCGTCCAGTTCCAGACCCTCGAGGTCAAGCCGGCCCTCGGCCTGCCCCTCCTCCCCGAGCTCGCCGAGCTCCACGTCTCCAGCTCCGTGGCGCAGGGCCAGGTGACCGTGGAGAACGTCGGGGACGTCGCGAGCCGCCCCACCTGGACCATCACCGGCCCGGGCTCGGGGCTCTCCATCACGATCGGCGGCCGCGGGATCGTCCTGCCCGCGTACACCATCGCGGCCGGCACGGTCATCACGGTGAAGTTCGAGGAGGGCGGCTGGACGATCAAGAACCAGCTCGGCCAGAGCCTCTACACCCAGCTCGGGCCGGCACCCTGGTTCCCGGAGTTTCCCCCGGGCACCTCGGTCGTGGACGTCTCCATGGCTGACGCCACCACCGCCACCTCGATCAGCGCCATCTACCCCGAGCGCAGGGAGGTCATGTACTGATGAGCGAGACTGCCGACTTCACGATCGAGGTCCGAGACCGCGACTTCCTCCGGGTCGGCCAGATCGCCCCCGAGTACACCGACATCAAGTTCGTCGACGTCCACAACGGCGTCGGGGTGTGGGAGCTCAAGCTCCCCAGCGAGCACCCCCTCCTCCCCTCCCTCACTGCCAAGGGCTCCGGCATCGTGGTCACCGAGCACTGGATGGAGGGCGCGGTGCACAAGTACCGGGTCTACTCCGGCCGGATGCGCTCGGCCCGCCTCTCTCAGGACGCGGCCGACCCCGCGGGGACCTGGGTGGTGTCGGGCGTGGACGACAACGTCCTCGGCGCGGCGACCCGTGTGTACCCCGACCCGGCCAGCCCGGCCACCGCTCAGACGACCGGGTACTGGGAGCAGACCGGGACCGCCGAGACGGTCATGAAGCTCGCGGTCCAGCTGAACGCCGGCAGCACGGCCCTGGTGTCGCGCCGCTACCCCTGGCTGACGATCGCCGCCAACGCGCTCCGCGGGGGGACGGTGTCGTGCTCCAGCCGCTTCGACGTGCTGGGCGACCTGCTCACCTCGCTGGGTACCGCCGCCGGCCTGGGCTGGGAGTTCCGCCAGGTGGGCGCGGGGGTCACCTTCGACGTCTACGAGCCCGCGGACAAGCGCGGGGAGGTGCGCCTCGACATTCGCAACGGAGGCCTCGAGTCCAACGAGCTCGGCTTCACCGCCCCCTCCGCCACCGAGGTGCTGGTCCTCGGGCAGGGCGAGGGGGCTGCGCGCACCGTGGTGCCGGTCACCTCCCCCGAGGCCGCCGCCGAGGCCGCCGCGTGGGGCATCCGCTGGGAGTCCACCAAGGACCAGCGCCAGACCGACGATCCCGCTGAGCTGACGCAGGCGGGCGCCGAGGTCATCGCCGAGCAGGGGACGACCGTCAACAGCCTGAAGGTGGTCCCCTCGGACGCCCCGGGCATGCGCCTCGGGCGCGACTGGTACCGCGGAGACCGCGTCACCGTGGTGGTCGACGGCCAGGAGACCAGCGCCGTCGTGACCCAGGTCGCGACGAGCATCTCCGCGGCGGGCGTCATCCGGCAGGTCACCGTGGGCGACCCCGTGGGCTTCAGCTTCGACGCGAAGATCGCCAGCAAGGTGGCGTCCGTGGAGAAGCGCATCGGCCAGGTCGAGCGCCTCGTGGGCCAGGGGGTGGCGTGGGGCGACATCGCCGGCGTCAATCAGCGCGTCGCGGACTGGAACTCCGCCAAGGAGCCGGGCTTCTACGACGCCCTCCCCGGGGCGCTCAACGCGCCGTTCGCCGCCGAGGAGTTCTCGGGGGTGGTCACGCTGGCGCCGGGCGGCCTCGTCCGGCAGGAGGTCTCGACCCCCCTCGCCGGCGCCAACTCGCGGCTGACCTGGTCGCGCGTGTTCACCCCGGGCTCGCCGGGCTCGTGGAGCGCGTGGGCTCGCTCGGATGGCCTGATGGTGCCGACCTCCGTGGTCGGCGGTACGGTCGACCCGCTGACCGGGCGCGTCAACCTCACGGTGGGCTCCAAGGCGTGGAGCCTCAACGGGGTCTTCGTGCCCGAGTACCGCAAGTACCGCGTCGACTACCAGTATTTCACCGGGGACGAGAACGGCGCGTGGATCAGGCTCCGCGCGAACGGTGCGGACGAGGCGTACAACGGCTACGTCTACTCGGGCATCCACCACGACTCCACGGGGGTCGCGGCGGCGGGTGGCTCCACCGACCGGATCGGGCACCCCTTCAGGGGCGCCTACGGCCACGCGGGCTACATGAACATCTCAGAGCCCATGTACGTGGCGGGGAACCAGAACCAGAAGCGCTTCGAGTGGCACGACTTCCACTCCGCCTCCCCCTCCTCGGGAGGCACCGTCGGAGGCGGGTGGCTCGGCGGGCGCGACACGGTCGGCTACGACGGCTTCACCATTTCCCTCTCGAACCAGAGCATGAACGGCGTGCAGCCGGGCGCGCACGCCTGGATCAGCGTCACCGCGCTCGCATGACCATGGAAGGAGCCGCCTGATGGCGCTCACCGCATACCCCTTCGACAACCAGACGGTGACGGAGCAGCAGTACGGCGACCTCTTCGGCGCCGTCGCGCAGTCCGGCATCCTGGGGTCCCCGACGGCCAACAACTTCCTGGTGACGGCCGCGGGCTCCAGCATGAGCCTCACCGTGACCGCCGTGGGTGGCGCCTCGCGCGCCCTCGTGCGCGGGCACGCGGTGCTCATGACCACGAGCGAGACGGTCGTCGTGCCGGCTGCCGCCACCTCGGTGCGCGCCGACCTGGTCGTCCTGCGCCTCGACTACGGGGCCAACACCATCGGCCCCGCCGTCCGCCAGGGCACCGCGGGTAGCTCGACGCCGCCCGCCCCCGTCTGGGGCACCGGCGGCGTCTACGAGATTCCCCTCGCGTCGGTCGCCGTGGGCGCCAACGTGACGGTCATCTCGTCGGCCAACCTGGTGGACCTCCGCCGGTTCAGCGGCCCCACGTCGGGCGTCTGGACGACCGCGAGCCGCCCCAACACCCCTCTCAGCTTCGGCTACAACACCACGCTGACCCGCTGGGAGTTCACCCTCGACGGCACCAACTGGTCGCCGATCGGGACCGTGGACCTCGCGGGCTCGCAGGTCTCGGGAACCCTCCCCCTCACGAAGGGCGGGACCGGCCAGACGACCCTGCAGGGGCTGAGCACCGCGCTCGGCCTCGGCACGGTGGGGCAGCCCATCCCGATCGCGAACGGCGGCACGGGCGCGACCACCCGCGACGGCATCCGCACCGGCGCGGTGGACCTCTGGGTGCAGACCGCCGACCCGGGCCACGCGGCCGGCCGCATCTGGCTCAAGACCTCCTGAGGAGGGCGCATGGTTAGCTCCAACTTCCCGAACCGGCCCTTCCGCCTGGAGGAGTGGGTCACCATCTACCAGCAGCGGGCCTGGAACGCGGGCAACGACTCGCTCGTCCACTCCGAGCTCTGGATCAGGAAGAACAGCTACTCGCCGACCTGGTCGGGCTCGGGCAGCTCCTTCTCGATGTTCATCAACGGCGCCCAGGTGGGCGGCAACGGCAACTTCGGGTACGACTTCCGCAACAGCGACCAGATGCTCCTCCACGCCTCCGACAACTGGTTCGGGCACGACGGCAACGGCAACATGTGGGTCCAGATCGACGGGTACGCCAACGTCGTGACCATGGGCTACACGGAGGTGCACTCCGGCTTCTGGGCCCCCCGGATCGGCCGGCCGCCGAACGCGCCGGGCAACCTCCGCCTGGAGCCCGGGACGCTCAAGACCGACGCCTTCGGTGTCCGCTACGACCGCGGCGGCGAGAACGGCGCGGCCATCACCAACGACTACGCGGAGTGGGCGCTGGACTCGGGGTTCACCCAGATCGTCTGGACCGATGGCTCCGGCCCCGGCACCGGCCCGAACGGGTACACCAACCCCCGCGGCAACGGCAACGGGCCGGGCCCGCAGCTCATCCCCGGCCGGACCTACTACGTCCGCATCCAGTCGGACGCCTACGGCATCGGCCGGTCGGGGTACTCCCCGACCTTCTCGCTCAAGACCCTCGCGGCGCTCTACGCGTCCAACGGGTCGTCCTGGCTGCCGGTCGAAATCTACGTCTCGAATGGCACCAGCTGGCGCCCGGTCGAGGTGCTCTACTCCAAGAGCGGCGTGTGGACCACGCCGTCGACTATCTGAGAGGCTCTCATGGCATATTCCTACGTCATCATCGATGGGCAGCGCGTCGAGGTCAATATCGCGCGCCAGTACAAGCTCATGGAGGCCGACTTCCGCGCCGCCACGGGCGAGGACCTCATCATCAGCTCGGGCACGCGCACGCGCGCCGAGCAGGCCTACCTCTACGACGGCTGGATCAACCGCCGGCCGGGCTTCAACTTGGCGGCCCCTCCGGGCCAGTCCAACCACGAGGAGTACGGTCCCATCGGCCCCATCGCCCTCGACCTCCGCGACTCCGGCTCCAACGCCGGCGTGACCGTCATCGGCTCGGCCCGGTCGAACTGGCTCGCCGCCAACTGCGGCCGCTTCGGCTTCACCAACGCGGGGCACTTCTTCAGCCCCCGCGAGGGCTGGCACTACGAGGGCCGCGGCATCAAGATCGGCGGCTCCGGCGCGCTCGTCACCGAGGCGCCCTCGTCCGTGTCCGTCGACGGCCAGCTCGGCCCGCAGACGATCGCGCTCCTGCAGGCGCGCGTGGGCGCGGGCGTGGACGGAGAGATGGGCCCGAACACGATCAGCAAGCTCCAGGAGCGGCTGGGTGTGGGCGTCGACGGCCAGCTCGGCCCGCAGACCATCTCCGAGCTCCAGCGCCGCGTGGGCGCGGGGGTCGACGGGGACTGGGGCGCCGAGACGACCCGCAAGCTCCAGGAGCACCTGAACGCCGGCGGCAACCTCTCCAAGCCCAACCCCGGCGCGCCCGCCGGCCAGCCCGGGCAGCTCGACGTGGACGGCCAGCTCGGCCCGGCCACGGTCAAGCGCCTGCAGCAGTCCGTCGGCGTCGACCAGGACGGCGAGTGGGGCCCCGCCACCACGAGCGCCCTGCAGAAGGCTGTCGGCGCCCGCGTGGACGGCGAGCTCGGCCCGCAGACCATCAAGGCCCTGCAGAAGAACGTGGGCGCCGCTGAGGACGGCCAGATCGGCCCCGACACGGTCCGCAAGCTGCAGGAGTTCCTCAACTCCGGCAAGCCCTGGGTCGCTGTCGAGGTCGCCCCGCAGCCCCAGCCCTCCGACCCCGGCTTCGTGGTCAGCCCCCGCACGCCCGTCTACCCGGGCGCGGCGGCCGGCTGGAGCGTGCCGCTCGGCCAGGGCAAGCGCGACGCGGGCGCGGTCGTCACGACCCTCTTCGTCCACCACGAGACGGCGTTCACCTCGCAGGTCGCCTACTTCAAGACGGCGAACGACCGGGGGTCCTGCCCGACGTGGGAGGTCAACGGTAAGGTGGTCACCGAGATGATCCACCCGGCCCTGCGGCCGAGTGCGACCGGCTCGGCCAACGGCTACTCGGTGGCCATCGAGACCACCAACATCGCCGGCGAGCCGGACTGGAAGGTCTCGGACGACTCGGTCGAGTCGATCATCGCGATCGGCGTCTGGCTGGTCAAGCTGTCCCGGTCGGCCGACCCGTACCTGGTGGCGCCCGACGGCACCCGCGTGCGCGTCGACGTCCGGCCTGACCGCGACCACATCAAGGGCCACAAGGAGGCGGGCGTGAACGCGACCCGCTGCCCGGGCGAGTTCCTGATGTCCAAGATGGACTACATCGTCTCCGAGGTCGCCCGGCGCTCCGCCGAGCCGGCCCCGCAGCCGGAGCCCGAGGACACCGTCAAGGTGCCCCGCGCCAAGCTGCAGGAGTTCTACGACTGGCTGAAGGGACTGCTGGGCAAGTGAGCCTCATCAAGCGCCTTCACGCGCAGACCGTCTGGCACCCTGACGGCATCCCGTCCGAGGACTGGAAGTACCGGCGGCTGGTCCGCCTGTGGCTCCCGCTCTACGACGTCATTGCCGTCTTCACGGGCCTCATGGGCCTCATCTTCGGGTCGCCCCTGCTGAACCGCCTCTTCTCGGAGCCGGTGACGGACGTCGTCACCGGGCTCTTCGTGGTGGTGGCCGTCAGCTGCCTCGTGAGCGTGTCGTTCCCCGCCCTGTGGCGCATGGAGATTGCGTCCAAGGTCTTGCTGGTGGGGATGGTGGTGGCCTACATCTTCACCATCCTGGCCTACGGGGACACCGGCATCCCTCTCAACCTGTTCGTCGCCGGCATGCTCGCGTTCGGCCTGCCGCTCGCTCTCTTCCGGCTCGACCTTCTCGGGCAGGACATTCTGGAGCGGAGGCTCGTAGAGCAGGCTCTGGCCGCCTACAGTCGGGAGGGCTGATGGAGCCGATTGTCATCGTTGCCCTTGTGACGGCGGCGGCCTCGGTCGTGGGTTCCGCGATCGTGGCGCTGTCCTCCAGGGGCAAGACCCGCGCGGACGCCAAGTCCGCCCTCGACGCCCGGATCGACGCCCGGGTCTCCCAGCAGCTCACGGAGGCCTGGGCCCGGATCGACTCCCAGGAGGAGGACGCGCGGGTCGCCAAGCGCGAGTTCAAGGAGGCGGTCCGGTACATCATCCGGCTCCGCGCGCACATCGAGTCCGGCAAGGGCGCCCCCGCCCCCCAGGTTCCCACGGGCCTGGTCGACTACATCAACACCAAGGAGTAACAGCATGAGTCTCACCCCTCGTTCCGACTACCAGGACGCCGTCGAGCCGGCTAAGCCAAGCTTCGCCGAGAAGCTGGCCGAGTACGCCAAGTTCATCGCGGCGCTCATCGGTCTCGCGGCTCAGTCGTTCGCGTTCGCGGTCCCGCCCGAGGCGGCCCCGTACGTGACCGGCGTGGTCTCGTTCCTGACCGCCCTGGCCGTCCTGCTCATCCCCAACCGCAAGCCGGAGGCCCCCGAGGACCTTCCGCTCACCTGATACAGGGCGGGAAGGGCAGTTAGGGGGGCGCGCTTCCTATATAGTTCTAGAGGGCCTCGCCCTTAGGGCTTATCGGCGCGCGCCCGCCCTTCTTGCCCTTCTCGCCCTGCGCAGTCCGACCATCACCCGCGGCCTGGTCACCCGCGCTAGCCCCCGTGGATCAGCCGAGACGCTGGTCCGCGGGGGCTTCTCTGCGCTATAGTAGGTGCATGACTGACAACCGCGTCCCCGTGCCCTCCTTCGACGTCGCGCTCTTCGCGCTCCTCGACGTTGCCCGCGCCTACCCCGACCAGACTGCGCGCCACGCGTACTACTCGGTCCTCGACACCCCGGGCGGGCAGCTCCGCCTCCCGCACGACCTCACGGCCCACGTGCTCGACCGCCTGGACGTGCCCATCAAGGAGGCCGCCGCCGGGGAGTACGAGTTCAACGGGACGAAGCAGAACAACACCCGCCGCCTCCCCAGCCTCTGGAACCGCCTCTTCACGTCGCTGTCCCACGGCGGGGAGCCCACCCCGTACGACGGGCGGTTCACCATGTTCTGGGGGATGAACGAGGACCGCGGCGTCGCCGAGGACTACCTCGTCTACGCCCTCCTCGACCACGTCCAGCGGGCGAACGACCGCAGCGACACCACCTGGCTCAGCGCGACGCGGCGGGGCATCACGACCTTCCGCACCTTCCTGCTGAGCCCTTCCTCGGGGTTCCTCGTGCAGACGCACGGGGCTCACGAGGACCTGCTACAGTACGTAGACACCCTCACCGCGCAGGCAGCCGCGGACCTCACCAAGTAGAAGGACGCTCTCATGGCAGACCCCATCACCGAGGAGGACTCGGTCCTCACCCTCGCCATCAAGGACATGTCGTTCAGCCCCTGGCACGCGGACCCCGACGCGGTGGCGAACCACGGCGGCTCCGCGGCGCAGGCCTACATGGCCCAGCGCTCGCTCTGGATGGACCGGCTGAACCGCGAAGAGCCGTGGGCCCTCGGCATCTTCGTGGAGAACTACCCGCCCCGCACCGACCTCGGCGCCGACAACGTCGCGGCGCCCCGCCCGACGCTCTCGCCGGCGGAGGCCGTGGCGGCCGACCTCCTCCAGGACGTCGAGCTTCCCGGCCCCGGGCCGCTGACCCGCGCGGCCGCGGCGCGTGCGGGCCTCCCCGCGGGGGTCGCGGAGGTCAAGAGCCCGGGCCAGCCGCCCCGCCTCGAGGGCCTCACTCCCGCCGGCCTGCCGGCTGACATCGCAGATTACGTGCGGGCGCGCGCGGCCCAGGGCGTGGAAGTCCACGTGGTGCAGGCCCCGCAGGAGGACCTGACCAAGCGGGAGCAGACCCTGCGCGAGGCCAACCGCATCATCCACGGCGACCGCGAGAAGGACTACGGCGCGCCCATCGACAGCTTCACCCGCCTCGCGGCCGCGTTCAACGTGGTCCTCGCCGGCCGGCTGAAGGAGGGCGACTCGCTCGACCCGGTCGACGCGGCCAACCTGATGATCGCGATGAAGCTGTCCCGCCTCGCCGGCGGCGACCGCAAGGACGACACCTTCGTGGACCTCGCGGGCTACGCCGCTCTGGCCTCGGAGGTCCGGGACCAGCAGTGAGCACGCCAGACCTCTAAGCCAGCTCGCAGCAAGCGTGCATCTCACTCTCGACCGAGAGGGTCCAAGTGACCAACGCAGTACCCGCCAAGCGGCCGGCCGTCCGGTTCATCACCCGCGACGACCACCGCCTCTACATTCACCCGCAGACGGGTGACTTCATCCCCGGCGTGACCTCCACGATCGACAACCTCCCAAAGCCCTTCCTGAAGGCCTGGGGCCAGAAGCTCGTGGCCCAGGAGGCGGTCGCGAAGTACGAGGCCCTGGGCAACCTGCTCCGCGCCGACGAGGAGGCCGCCGTCGACTGGCTGAAGAAGGCGCCGAACCGCTTCACCGCGCACAGCGCCAAGGTCGGTAAGATCAGCCACCAGTACATGGAGGAGCTCGCCCTGGGCAACCCCGTGAACACCTCCAAGGAGGAGGAAGACGTCCGGCTGATCGTCGACCACTTCAAGCACTACCTCGACACGCTCCAGCCCCGGTTCCTCCTCCTCGAGGAGGGCATCTACTCAGACGTCCACGACTACGCCGGCACGTTCGACGCGATCGCTGAGTACAACCAGCCGGACCTCGTCATCCGCGACTCCTTCGGCGTCGAGCAGCCGCTCGTCGGCGTGGCCTGGCAGGATAACAAGACGACCCGCTCGGGCGTCCACCCCGAGGTGGGCCTTCAACTCGCGGCCTACCGCCACGCCCCGTGGGTCATCCGCCAGGACGGCACGCTCGCGAAGAACCGGCCGGGCGACTTCGCCCTCGTCCTGCACGTGCGCCCCGAGGGCTGGGAGCTCGTCCCGGTCGAGGCCGGCCAGGAGGAGCTCGAGGTCTTCATCCACCTGCGCGCCATCACGGACTACACCCGGGAGCACAGCAAGAAGATCATCCACGCACCCGTCGCCGGCAACCGCGTCCGCCGGGCCCGCCGCAAGGCGAGCGCCGAGGTCGCGTCCAAGACGCTGGCCATCGAGGCGACGGTCGACATCGGCGAGCTGAAGGTCGTGGAGTGACCAAGGCCTGGGAGGGCCACGGTCTGGACGACTTCCAGTCCTGGCTCGGGGCCTCCGTCTACGGCGAGGGGCTCATCTACCGGGGGGACGCCGACTTCGAGCAGCTAGGGCCTCGCGGCCGGCTGACCGTCATCGAGTTCAAGAAGAAGCACGAGAAGCCCGTCGGTCGCGGGCAGCTCGCCTGGCTCCGCGCGCGCGCGCGCCAGGATCGCACCGAGGTCCGCGTCGTCCGCGAGCTGACTGAGGACTACGACAACCCCGACCGGCGCGTGTGGGTCTGGAACCCGCTCGAGCCCGTCGCGCAGGCCCAGGAGGTCACCCTCTCCCACCTCGCGGCGTGGGTCGACTCCCGGGCCTACCGCCCGGTTCACACCTCGTAGCCGGCCCTTCTGAGGTCGGCCTTCAGGTTGCTGAACGACCGCTTGTCGCTGGGCGTCGAGCCTGTGACCGCGATCCGCCGGCCGTCCTTGTTGAAAAGCAGGTGGCCCTTCGTGGAGACTGTCACGACGCACCCTTGCGCCTCAACTGTCTTGATGAGCTTCCTGAGGTCCTTGTTCATTGCCATGTGAACATCGTAGCCCGCCCGCCCGGGGATGGCCCCGGGGCTGGGTGGGGCTCCCCTACCGCACGTTAGAATGGAACTTCATGACCGACACCCTGCAGGAGCTCCTGGACGCCCAGTCCGAGCTCCAAACGAAGATGCCGACCCCGCACCCCAAGACCATCTTCAACCAGCACCTCAAGGACAACAACGAGCCTCTGATCGAGTTCGTCCAGTGGAACCACAAGGCCCTGCTACACGAGATGGTCGAGCTCGAGTCGGAGACGGGCTGGAAGCCGTGGGCGACCAGCCGCTTCGTGAACCTCGAGGCCGCTCGCGGGGAGGCCATCGACATGCTGCACTTCCTCCTCAACGACTTCCTGGTCCTGGGCCTGGACGCCGGCGAGGTGCGCCGCCGCTATCACGCCAAGCACGCCAAGAACGTCAAGCGCCAGGAGGACGGCTACGACGGCATCTCGACCAAGTGCCCGGGCTGCAAGCGGGCCCTGGACGACGACGGCGTGGACTGTGAGCCGCGCCTGAACTTCCGCCTCGGCGGCAACCACTTCGATGGGGTGTTCTGCGCCAAGCACGGCCGCTTCTACCCCGTGACGATCGCCGGCCAGCCTGACACGCGGGGCGGCACCCACCTGGAGGGCTCCTTCTCATGACCGCCCAGATCATCCTCATCGAGGGCGCCGACGGCACCGGCAAGACCACCTTCGTGGAGCGCATGGCGCAGCAGCACCTGTCCGACGGGACCCCGGTGCCTCGGGTCATCCACAACGACGCCTCGGACCACAAGCTCCCGGGCTCGCTATACGGCCACTACAAGGCCCAGCTCCTGGACGCCATCAGCTTCCGGGAATCAGGCATCTCGACCTACATCGACCGGTCGTTCCTCAGCGAGCTCGTCTACGGCGTCATCTACCGCGGGCGCTCGCGCGTGAGCCCCCGCCAGGTCCGCCGGCTGGAGCGCTTCGCCCGCAAGAACGGGGTCCTCCTGCTCGGCATGGTGGCCCCGATGGCGGTGCGCCGCGACCGCATCGAGGAGCGCGGCGAGACCTTCGATGACAAGCAGCCCTTCGTGGGCGCCTTCTACTCCCAGCACTTCCGCGAGCGCGCGGAGTTCTGGGTCACCGCCGACAGCACGTCGGCACCGGTTCTCGACTAGGAGACACACAGAGCATGCTCAAGATCAACACTGACGCAGAAGCAACCCCCGAAGAGCAGTCCGACGTCGTCGGCCGCTTCCGTTCCGGCTACCAGATCGACGGCACCCCCGCCAGCCTGTCCGCGTTCCGCGTGACGACCGGCGACGCCAAGGTCGCGCACGCCGTCGCGAAGGCGTTCGGCGTGGACAAGACGAAGCTGGGCGAGGAGGCCGACAAGGACGGCGTCCAGGAGTGGGACGCGGCCGGCGAGGACTACCTCGAGGTCTTCACCACGACCGACTCCGTGAACATCATCCTGGAGGGCGCGGGCAGCTACAAGAGCTCGCTCGTCCGCCGCACCAAGGACGGTGACTTCATGTACGCCACCGACGGCGAGGTCATCACGGCCGTCGGCGAGGACTTCGAGGACGAGTACGAGGTGGGCAACCCCGACCCGCAGGACGGGCAGGACCTCACCACGCGCAAGGCCAAGGCCAAGAAGGGCCTCGGCTCGTCCCCGGACATCCGCGTGAAGTTCACCGTCGCCGATCACCCCGAGTGGGGCACGTTCGAGTTCCGCTCGGGCGGCTGGTCGCTGGTGCACAACGACCCGGAGCCCAAGCTCCGCCGCCTGCCGGAGGGCCCGATCAAGGCCGTCCTCAAGCTGACGACGGTCGAGGGCAAGCGGTTCACCTGGACCAAGCCCGAGCTCATCGTCCGCGGCTCCGTGGGCGCGGCTGAGAAGCCCGCCCCGGCTGGCGGCGAGGACGAGCCCGCGTTCTGATCCGCTGACGGCGAACAAGGGGCCGCAGTAGCCGGCGCCCAGACCAGGGACCCTGCGGGAACACCACCCAAGACACAGGCCGCCTCCGAGCACGTCTCGCGCGGTGCTTGCTGTTAGGGGCGCCAACCCATGACGGCCCGACCCTCACTACTCCGGGGGTCGGGCCTTCGTGGTCTAGTCGCGGTCGGGGTCGTGCAGCGGCTTATGCGTGACCCCGTGCTCGCCGTGGTGCTGCGGCGGGGGCGGGAGGTGGGGCACGTTGCTCACGGCTTCGGCCCCCAGATCATCTCCGCGGCGATCGCGATCGTGGCGACGGCGACCACCACCCCCGCCCAGATCAGCGGGTGGATGGCGGCGATGAGCAGCCAGGCCTCGGCGAGCATCAGAGCGCCCCGAGGTGGGCGGGCATGACCCGTCCGAGCGGGGTGGCGCCGTCGGTCTCCACGATGGGTCCCTTGCACCACAGGTTCGCGCCGAGCTTGTCGACGCTCTCGACCTTGATCGTGTGGGTCACGAGGACCTCCACGAAGTTGGTGCCCGCGACGACGTCCACGATGTGGGCGTCGGCGGGGACGAGGTCGCGGTTGCGGCCCTCGATGGCCCGCACCTGGATGAGGTCGCCGACCTTGACGTCCATGCGGGGGTTGACGGTGCCGATCATGCCGGCCTTCTTGCTCGTGTTCGCGTTCATATCTCAATCATACACAGACCCTGCGCTCTGCGCCACCCCCTATGCCCGGGAGAGCCCGGGAAGATTGGACCGCATGGTCATCCTCTACTCCACCCCCACCTGCGCCCCCTGCCGGGTCGCCGAGGCCCGGCTCGAGGAGGCCGGCATGCTGAAGGCCAAGGTGGACCTGACCCAGGACCCTGAGAAGGTCGAGGAGCTGAAGGAGCGCCTGGGCGTGCCCCTGCTCCACACGCCCATCCTCGAGTTCGAGGGCGAGCTGTTCGGCATGGCCGACCTGGGCAACATCATCCGCTCGGTGAACTGATGTCCGACGGCAAGCGCTTCGAGGCCGACCTCGAGAAGGCGTTCCGGGCCGCCGGCATCCGCGCCGTCCGGCCCCGCCAGGACCGCGAGGTCGACGTCGGCGACCTGCACGTGGCCGGCGACGTGGTCGTGCAGGCCAAGGACTGGCGGAACCTCGCGGAGGGCGTCCGCGCGGGCGTGCTCGGGGCGCAGGCCCAGAAGCGGCGCGCCCACCGCCCCGTCGGGGTCGCCGTCGTGAAGCAGGGCGGCAGGCGCCTCTCGGAGGCCGTCGTGGCCATGCCCCTCAGCGACTTCATCCTCCTGCTCCAGTCCCGGGAGACCCCCGGGCAGTAGGCTCGCGGGGCGCGGTACGATGGGTACATGAACGAAAACATCAGCACCCTGCCCCACACCGTCACCCTCCCCCTGGTCGACCGAGCCAACCAGCTGGCGGCCACCGTCCTCGAGGAGAAGGGCGACGTGTACTCGCCCGCCTCCATCCTCCTCGACGTCGTCTCGACCGTGTCCGACAACGCCGGCTTCGAGGTCCAGCTCCGCGTTACCCGCGCGGGCTTCCAGCTCGTCTTCCCCCAGGGGGTCGAGACCGACGAGGTCCTGTTCAACATGGACCGCGGCTTCGAGGTCATCGAGGAGATGACCCTGGAGGTCTGAACTCCGGCCCCGTGCCCGGCTAACCCCCGGGTGCGGGGCCTACAATCGTATCATCAAGCCGCACCGACCCAAGGAGCACACCATGTCCATGACCGAGCCCATGCACGACGCCGCCCTCCCGGGGCTGATGAGCGTCGACCCCGTCGAGGTGGTCGAGCCCGAGCGCCTCACCGAGTTCCAGCTGGTCGCGCGCCGGCGCCCGAAGGACGGCTGGAACACGGCCAAGCAGGTTTGCCGGTCGTTCGACCACGAGTTCCTCGAGGGCTGGGCCGCCGAGGCCAACGAGAAGGCCGGCTGGGCCGAGTACAAGGTCCTCTGATGGACGCCGTCGACCAGCTGAACATCATGGAGGCGGCGGCGAACTTCGCTGACCTAGCGGCCACCTTCCGCGACGCCCTGACGGCGCGGGAGTTCTCGACCCCGCCGGCCGAGCAGACGGCCCTCATGATGGCCTCGGCGATGTTCGGGCAGAGCCTCCACAAGTAGCCCCGCCCGCAGTGAGCCCCGTCCCTGGAACCCCCGGGGGCGGGGCCTCTCGTCGTCTGTGGGCGCTACAATGAAAGTACCCTGTCCGCCCTAACCGACCCGAAGGGACCGCATGACGATCAAGGTCAGCGACACGCCGTCAGGCGACGGCATCACCCTCGAGGAGTTCCTCTCCAAGCTCCAGGTCGCCGAGGAGGAGCGCGACGGCTGGCTCTGCAAGTGCCCCGCGCACGACGACGACAAGGCCTCGCTCCGCGTCACCGTGTCCGAGGAGTCCGGCAAGGTCCTCCTCAAGTGCCGCGCCGGCTGCAGCAACACGAAGGTCATGAAGGCCCTCGGCCTGACGATCAAGGACCTCGCCGCCATGAAGGCCAACCCCTCCGAGGCCGAGCACACGACCGCCTCCAACGACGCCCTCCCCGAGGAGTCCGCGATCGCCGAGCTCGGCGACCAGCTGAACACCTGGGCCCTCGACCTCGACACCCCCCTGGGCGCCGACGCCCTCGCCTACGCCGCCCAGCGCTTCGGCCTCGAGCCGGAGGACGCCCGCCGGCTGGGCCTGGGCGTGACCGCGTCCCTCGGCGGCGGGCCCCGCCTCGTCGTCCCCTTCCGCGACCTCGACGGCCGGCCGCTCGGCTTCCAGGCCCGCGCGCTGAACAACGTCGCCCAGGTCCGCTGGGCCGGCCCGGCCAACCCCGCCCGCGCGAGCTGGACCCGCATCGGCTTCTTCCCCGGCACCAGCGGCTGGGAGGAGGTCATCATCACCGAGGGCCCGGGCGACGCCCTCACCGCCGTCTCGACCGGCTACGACGCCCTCGCCATCCGCGGGGCCGGCCTGGTCGAGAACGAGGCCACCCTCGACCGCGTCGCCGAGATGCTCCAGGGGCGCACGGCCATCGTGGCCGGCGACGGCGACTCGGCGGGCAAGCAGTTCTCCGCCAAGCTCGCCGAGGCCCTCATCGCCCGGGGGATCACCACCAAGATTCTCCCCATGCGCGACGGCCTCGACCTGTCCGACTGGCGCGCCGAGGACCCCGCCTGGTTCCGGCAGGGCTTCGTCAAGGAGGTCGCCAAGCTCGGCACCGTGACCGGGAAGCAGGCCAAGCTCAAGCGCTGGTCGTACCCCTTCGCCGACATCGGCGGGGCGCAGTACCTCCGCGACAAGCTGGCCAACGAGGGCCACCCCCTCCGCTTCACCGACGCGGCCGGCTTCTTCCAGCTCAACAACGGGGTCTGGACCAAGACGGCCGACGGCGACGTGCGCACCTCCGCCCAGCTCATCGGCCGCGACCTCGTGGACCTCTACGTCGCCGCCAAGGACGACGACCCCGAGTTCGCCGCGAACGCCTGGCGCTACAAGCAGATCGTGGAGACCAGCCGGGGCATCGACTCCGTCCTCAAGGAGCTCAAGTCCCTGCCGGGCATCCGCGCCGAGCTGGCCGACTTCGACCGCCACCCCCACCTTCTCGCCGTCCGCAACGGCGTCGTGGACCTCAAGACGGGCAGCCTGCTCCCGCACGACCCGTCCCTCCTCCTCACCCGCCGCATCGACCTCGACTACCGGAAGGCGGCCCCGGCCCCCCGCTGGATGCAGTTCCTCCACGAGGTCTTCCCCGACCAGCCCGAGATGCCCGGCTACATGCAGCGGGTCGTCGGCTACGGGGTCACCGGGGAGACCGACGAGCAGGTGTTCATCGTGAACTACGGCACGGGCGCGAACGGCAAGTCCATCTGGTCGGACGTCATCACGACCATCTTCGACCCGATCACGACCATCACCCCCTTCAGCACCTTCGAGGCCCGCCGTGGCGACGGGGTCCCCAACGACCTGGCCGCCCTCGCCGGCGCCCGCCTCGTCATCGCCCCTGAGGGCAACCAGGGCAAGCTGATGGACGAGGCCCTCCTGAAGCGCGTGACCGGCCAGGACAAGATCACCGCCCGCTTCCTGCGCCGCGAGTTCTTCGAGTACCGGCCCCAGTTCCTCCTGCTCATGGCGACCAACTACAAGCCGGCCTTCAAGGGCCAGGACGAGGGCCTCTGGCGCCGCGTCAAGCTGATCGAGTGGCGCCGCTACTTCAAGCCGGAGGAGCGCGACCACCAGCTCCAGGACAAGCTCATGGCCGAGGCCGAGGGCATCCTCGCGTGGGCGATCGCGGGCGCGGTCGAGTGGTACCGCGCGGGCCTCCAGGAGCCGGCGAGCATCACGGCCGTGACGGACGACTACCGCAAGCAGTCGGACGCCCTGGTCGAGTTCCTCTCGGTGACCGAAGACAGCCTCTACACCAAGGGCGCCCCGTCGGACTGGGTGGCCCGCACCGACCTGTTCCGGGACTTCCAGGACTGGGCTGACGCGGAGAACTTCATGGACCTCAAGGGCTGGTCGTCGCGCGCCTTCTACCGTGCAATCGAGGAGCGCGGCTACCCCGCCGCCAAGCGCAACGGCGTCATGGGCTTCCGGGGCATCCGCAGGAGCCAGGCCGCGCCGTTCGACGCCCAGGCTAAGATCGAGGTGGACGTCGACCCGGCGGCCCCGCTCAGCGGCCCGAGCCTGGAGGGGGGCATCTGGTGAGGACCCTTACCCACGTCGTCGCCGGCGACGTCTGCACCATCCGCATCCCCGAGACGGCCGAGGACGGCCGCGAGTTCCTCGACTGGCTGAACCAGCGTACCGAGGCCCCGCTCGCGCTCGACACCGAGACCACGGGCCTCCAGGTCTTCGGCCGGGCGTTCAACGTCCGCCTCGTCCAGGTGGGCGACACGCGCGAGGCCTGGGTCCTGCAGTGGGCCGTGTACCAGGCGATCATCGTGGAGTGCATCCGCCGCCACAAGAAGTGGCTCCTGCACAACGCGGCGTTCGACCTCCAGGTCCTCAACCGCGTGGCCGGCGTCACCATCGAGGAGATGACCTCCCGGGTGATGGACACCATCATCCTGTCGAAGCTGATCGAGCCGCACCGCCGCGGGGGCCACAAGCTCAAGCCCCTCTCCGAGCAGTACGTGGACGAGCACGCGCTCGACACGGCCGACGGCCTCACGGCGCACTTCAACCGCCTGGGCTTCACCAAGGAGACCGGCTGGGCGCTGATCGACATCTCGGACGAGCTGTACAACCGCTACGCCGGCCTGGACGTCATCTACACGGCGCGCCTGTACGAGGCCCTGGCCCCGCTGGTCCGGGAGAAGCTCCTGGTGGAGCTCGCCCAGTTCGAGCACACTATCCAGGGCTACCTCAACCTGATGCGCCGCAAGGGCATCCGCATCGACGCCGCCTACGCCGCCCGGCAGCGCGAGGAGTTCCTCCGCGAGGGCGAGGAGCACCTCCGCGTCGTGCGCGAGGAGTACGGCCTGGAGAACCTCAACTCGACCAAGCAGGTCGAGGCGGCCCTCCTGGCCTCGGGCGCCGTCCTGGTCGAGCGCAACAAGACGGGGTTCAAGGTCGGCAAGGAGGTCCTCCTCCCGCTGGCCGGCATGGACGAGTATTGGGGCGACATCGAGGGGTTCGAGAACCCGAACCTCCTGGCGCGCCACATCGCCCAGGGCAAGCGGTCCTTCCGCTTCGCCGACGCCTACCTCGGCAAGTTCCTCGAGCTGATGGACGAGGCCGACCGCATCCACCCGAACGTCACCGGGCTGGAGGCGCGCACCTCGCGCATGGCCGTCTCCGACCCGCCGCTCCAGCAGCTGCCGGCCGGCGACTGGAAGGTACGCCGCGCGATCGTGGCCGACCCGGGGATGGACATCATCTCCGCGGACTACGCCCAGATCGAGATGCGCCTGGTGGCCGAGCTCGCCGGCATCCGCCGGATGAAGGAGGCCATCCAGAACGGCCTCGACCTCCACGGGTACACCGCGGAGCTCGCCTACGGGCCCGGCTGGACCAAGCAGAACCGCACCCACATGAAGGGCGCCGGCTTTGGCATCGTCTACGGTGGCGGGGCGAAGGGCCTGGCCCCGAAGCTCGGCATCTCGCTCGCCCAGTCGACCGCCGTCGTGCGCGCCTACAACCGGGTCTACCCCGAAATCAAGCGCTACTCCAACAAGCTCCAGCGCGACGCCAAGCGCAACGGCATGGAGCTCCGCTCGCCGACCGGTCGCATCCTCGCCCTGGACCGCGACCGCACCTACGCGGCCATCAACTACATGATCCAGTCGACGGCGGCCGACGTCCTGAAGAATGCCATGGAGGCGCTCTTCACGGGCGGCCTCGGCGAGTACCTCCTCATGCCGGTCCACGACGAGCTGATCGCCCAGGCCCCGACCGAGGACGCCGAGGACGTGGCCCGCGCGATCCGCGAGACCATGGAGACGCAGGTCGGGTCGATGAAGCTCGACTCCGACGGCGTCGTGTACGGCTTCAGCTGGGGGCACGGCCCCGACTACCACCCGCCCGGCAAGTCCGCCCTGGACACGCCCCTGTTCACCGAGAGGCCCTTCTGATGGCTGCGATCACCCACTACGTGCACTTCCGGGAGACCCCCGCGCCGGACGGCCTCTGCCCCAAGTGCTTCAACCCCGCCCTCAAGACCTACCACCTGCAGCGCATCGACCTCGACGGCATCACGACCATCGGGACCCGCGTCGCCTGCAGCGACTGCCGCATCTGGATCGAGCCTGTGAAGGAGCTCCGCGAATGACCGATACCCCCCAGACCCTCGAGGCCTTCGGGGCAGGCTACCTCCGGGTGCGCCAGCTCCTCGCTGACGTCGGGGACGCCCAGTGGCGCGCGGGCAAGTCGCCCGTGCCGAAGGAGGACACCACCGAGCGCAGCCGGGGGATGACCTCGGACCCGACGCCGTCGATCGTGGTCGACGCCCGTCGGCTGGCCCTGCGCGTGGCCGTCATCGAGGCCGAGCAGGCCCTCGCGCGCGCGGCCCAGACTCTCCAGGCCGCCGAGCGGCACCTCAACGACGCATTCGAGAAGTGGCAGGGCTGATGGACGAGCTGTTCAAGACGAGGGTGGGCCGGGCGTCGCTCGAGCTGGCCGAGGAGCGCCGGCTGATCGAGGCCGCGCAGGCGGGCGACGGCGACGCCGTCTGGGCCCTGCTGGTCCAGTACCGCGGCATCCTCCAGAAGGTGGCGAACGGGGTGCGCGCCTCCGTGCGGGGCCTGACGCCTGAGCAGGTCGAGGACCTCCAGGCAGACCTGGTCCTCGCGGCCGTCGAGGCCGTCAAGGGCTTCGACCTGGAGCGCTTCGTGCGGCTCTCGCAGGTCATGCCGGGCAAGCTCCGCGACGTGGCGACCGAGATGGCCACCTCCCTGGCCGTCCCGAGGGGGACCCTGGCCCTCTGGTTCAAGGTCTGGCGCGAGGCCGAGCAGGACTACGCGGCGGCGGCCGACCTGGCGCCCAAGCGGGGCATGTCGACGGACACCTTCCGGGCGATCCAGCACGCGCTCTCGCACGCCGACTCCGAGTGGGTTACCGTGCCCTGGGGCGCCGGGGTGCCCTCGCCGGACGAGGAGACCCACCGCCTGGCCGAGTACGCGATGGGCCTCATCACGCCGGCGGAGCGCGAGGTCGTGGAGCTGGTCTACGGCTTCCGCGGCGACCCTAAGACGGACGAGGAGGTCGCGCTGATCCGCGACGCCTCCAAGCGCACCGTGAAGGAGCAGCGCCAGCGGGCCCTCGAGAAGATGAGGGCCGGCCTGGTCGACTAGGCCTTGACGTCCGCGGCGGGGTAGATCAGGCGGTGCCCGGTCAGGTGCACGTACCAGTTGCCCGGGGTGACCTCCTCGAGGCGGTTGACCCGTCCCGTGAAGTCCTCGCTCGCGCGGCCGTCGATCGTGACTGTCTGCCCGCGCTTCAGGTTGGGGCGCTCGTTACTGTTCATACTTCGATTGTAGCGCGCGAGGCGCCTACCGCACACCCCCCAGACGGGATTCTTCGGAACTCCGTCTGGGGGGTGTTCGTCGTTCCCGCGCCGCGCTACTATCGAGGCATGAGCAACCACACCACTCGCGAGTCCTGGCTGACTGAGGCCGTCACCGAGCTCCGCGCTCTCTTCGAGCGCGAGGGCTACGAGGTCCCGGAGGTGCACGTCTCCGTGGGATGGCCCCACGGCGGCCGCGCCTCCACCATCGGGCAGTGCTTCGCCGGCTCCGCCTCGGAAGACGGCGTCGGCCACGTCTTCATCAGCCCCGTCCTCAAGGACCCCGTGCGGGTCCTCGACGTCCTCCTCCACGAGCTCGTCCACGCCGTCAACCACGCCAACGACGAGACCGGCCACGGCAAGCCCTTCAAGACGATCGCAGTGAAGCTCGGCCTGACCGGGAAGATGACGGCCACCGTCGCCGGCGAGGCCCTGAAGGCTGAGCTGACCGAGGTCGCCGCGCGCCTCGGGGACTTCCCCCACGCCGCCCTCACCCCGCAGGCCAAGGGCAAGTCCCGCTCCGGCAAGTCGATCAAGCTCCAGTGTGCCTCCGGTGAGGACTACGTAGTATCAATCTCAAAGGCCCGCCTTGAGGCCTACGGGGCCCCGAAGTGCCCCTGCTGCGACGACACGATGGAGGAAGCCTGAGCATGCTCGCGATCGAACCGCCCCGCCTGGGCCGCACGTACCACTGGCTGATTGCCGACCTCATGAGCCGCCGCTCGGGCGACGTCAACCGGTGGACCGACGGCTCGTCCTGGCCCGACCGCTGGGCCCGGAAGCTCCGCTACAAGCGCCGGGACGAGCACTACCCCGACGTGGTGGAGTCCATCCGGGAGAACGGCTTCGTGCGCCCCCTGGACGCCACGACCCACTTCTACGACGACGACGACACCGCCGGCATGGTCCGCCTTGCCGACGGCCACCACCGGTTCGCCGCCGCGATCGACCTCGGCTACGAGGCCGTCCCGGTGCTCGTGAGCGAGCGCTCGACCGTGGCCCCTGACTCGGGCGACTGGCGTGCGGGCATGCCCGTCTCGCGCCGCGCCGGCATCAGCTACCGCAGCGGCTCCGTGCCCTCCGACTACTCCGGGGTCCGCTCCTGGTGAACTCCCGTGAAGAGGGGGTTGCGGAGCGCAGCCCCCTCGGGGTACGATCATTACATGAGCACAAGCACTGAGCGCCTCACCATCGAGGCCGACGGATTCCAGGTCACCATCGTCCTCCACCCCGCGTACGGCTGGAAGCGCAACACCAAGACGCGCGTCTACGTCGGCGGCGAGGAGGAGGTCGACTTCAGCGAGGCCTACGCCATGCAGCGGGCCAATGCCGAGGAGCACGGTGACCCCTTCTACCCGCGGGGCACCTTCCCCGAGGAGGACAAGCTCTTCGCCCGCCTCAACCGCCAGGTCGTCAAGAACCAGAAGGCCGTGGTGGAGGAGCTCCGCCAGACCTCCGAGGAGGCCGACGACGTCCTCGCCCGCGCGGGCAAGCTGACCTTCTCCCGCACCGCCGGGTGCGGCTGCGGGTGCTCCCCGGCGTTCGTGCCGGACAACATGCTCGTCCACGAGGGCCGGGACATCGAGTCCCTGTTCATCACCAAGAAGAAGGAGAACTGATATGCGCACCATCACTGTCGCCGAGGTCACCGAGGCGCTGGACCAGGTCATCATCGAGCGGGGGCAGGACTTCGTCTACCGCCAGGACGAGTCCGGGAACTGCTTCTACACCGCGGAGGACGGCTCGCCCGACTGCGTGGTGGGGGCCATCTTCGCCAAGGTCGCCCCTGAGGCCTTCCAGCACTTCCTGGACTACGAGGCGCCGATGGACGACGGCAACGGTGGGGTCTCCCGCACGCCGGCGGGGGGTATCTGCAAGTTCGTGCGGAACCACGACGCCGACCTCGACGCCCGCTACGCCTCGCACCACCTGGTGGAGGCGGAGACGCCCGCGCTGGCCAAGGCGCTCTTCGCGCTGCAGTCCATGCAGGACTCCCAGAGGACCTGGGGGGACTCCCGCGACGAGTACGTCAAGGTCCTCAACCGCGAGCTCCAGCCGGCCTGATGCTCACCAACCTCGTCATCCTGGGCGCCGTCGTCCTGGGCGCCCTCACGGTGTACTTCTCGCCGCGGAGGCCCAGGTGACCAGGTCGCACGCCAAGTCCATCGCCCGCTCGGCCGCGCTCACCAGCCTGGCCGGGCGGCGGTGGGGCCCGAAGCGGCGGTGGCGGTGCGTCTACTGCGGCCGCGGCGCCGGCATGGTGGTGGACCACTTCGTCCCGGAGAAGCGGGGCGGGGAGGACACCGTCTTCAACCTCGTGCCGGCGTGCGATCGCTGCAACTCGTCCAAGCAGGACCACGAGCCGGAGGCCTGGATGCGGGCCGTCGGGGTCCCCGAGTCCCGTCGCGCCGCCCTCTGGCGCATCCTCCACCTGCCCTCGTCGGCGAGCCTGACCGTGCCCGCGGAGCGCTTCGAGCTCAATTACGGGGCCGCGAAGGCCCTCCGGAGGCCCGTTCAGGGCGCGAAGGGCGGTTAGGGGGGCGCGCTTCCTATATAGTTGCTAGAAGGCTCGCCCTTTAGGCTGTAATGGAACGCGAGGCCCTAACTGCCCTAACGACCCTGGCACCGATTCCCTGAAGTCCCCCGCACAGATCAGCCGCCACGCGCGGTAGAGTAGGAACCATGAACAAGTACGACGCCCCGCCCACCGTCCTGGTGAGCGACCTCCGCACCGTCCACGAGGCCGTGAGCCCCGAGGACCTCGTGGAGACCAAGCCTGCCCGGTTCATCGTCTTCATGCAGGACGACGCCGGCTGGGTCCTCCGTGACTACCACGCCGGCCGGGACTACCCGTTCCTGACGCGCCCTGGTGCGATCGTCGGCATGGAGAAGCGGCTCGAGAACGTCGACCTCCTCGGCTCGCCCATCGAGGTCAACGCCTACGGTGAGCCCCTCGAGAACGTCGAGGTGTTCGCGTGACCGGCCAGGCCACGGTCGAGCTCGGCCGCCGCATCGTCCGTGCCCGCGCGGCCGCCAACGAGGCCGCCGTCGTGGCGGGCCCCAACAGCTACATCGCCCGCAAGGCGCTCCAGGCCTATCGCGACCTCCGCGAGACCGCCCGCTTCCTCTTCCGCTGACCGACAACTGAATAGCCCTGCAGTACCCAACCATCTCACAGAATCGAGAACCATCGTGACCGACTTCCAGACCGCCCTGGACGAGCACCTCCCCCTGCGCACCGCCGGCGCCCTGCCCAGCACGCGCACCTTCGGCCAGGTCGAGGAGGCGCTCAACTCCGCCGACATCGACGAGGTGAAGGCTGAGCTCGTCCACACCCGCGCCCACTACCAGGCGCTGGAGTACATGCTCAACAGCGAGGAGCGCATCCTCGAGACCATCCTGGCCGGCATCGCCCGCGACGCCGAGCTGGGCGAGGAGGCCGAGGTCCCCGCGCCCCAGACGGTCGAGGAGGCCGTGCGCCTCGTGGTCCGCCTCTACGGCAGCGTCATCGTCGAGTCCGCCTACGACACGGCCCACAGCACGGGCTTCTTCATGGGCGTCCTCGGCATGGACCTCCAGACGTCGCTCCAGAACCTCTTCGGCGACCTCGACTGGAGCGACCCGGAGCGCGAGCTCTCGGAGGCTGAGCTCCAGGCCCTCGCGACCCCCGTGGTCGACACCGAGGACTGACCCCAGTCGGCTCCCCGGGGGCGGGGTCCCAGAGGCCTCGCCCCCACGCGCTAGGATGGAACCATGGCTAAGCCCACCCTGCAGGACTACCGCGACGCCGGCGTCCTCGACCCGAAGCCCGTTCCGCCTGGCTGGCTCGTCCGCACCGCGGCGGGCTACCAGTTCTGCACCCCCAAGACCGAGGAAGACGCCAAGCGCTGGGCCGACAAGATCGGCGGCACGTACGAGTGGTACGTCCCAGTTCAGGCCCAGACCAGCAAGATCGGAGAGACCTATGACCACTGACGCCATCGCCGTCTGGGCCGAGGCCCTCGAGCCGGGCGGCACCTCGTCCGTCATGGGCGCCGACACCCCGAGCGGCCTGCCCTGGCCTGACCAGCCCAAGGACATGCAGCACTTCCGCAGGCTCACGGCCGGCCGCACCCTCGTGATGGGCCGCAAGACCTTCGACATGCTCCCCATGAGCATGAAGACCCGCGAGCACCTCCGCGAGCGCCCGATGATCGTGCTGACCCGCGACACCTCGCGCCTCCACGCCGTCACGGCCGGCCTGCTCATCCAGGGCATCGGCTGGGTCGAGGACGAGCGCACCGCCGGGTCGCTCCTCCGCGAGCTGGCCAAGCCCTCAACCATCTGGGACCACTACGCCGAGCGGCCCGTCGCCGTCATCGGTGGCAAGGGGGTCATCGAGCTCTTCGCCCCTCACCTCGACCGCCTGGAGGTGACCCGCGTCCACGGCCGCTACGTCGGCGACGTGGCCGCCCCCTCGGACTCCGTCTTCGACTGCTTCACCCCCGCAGGCTCCGTCCAGACGGACGGCCTGACCTTCCACACCTACCACAGGAGGAACCGCGCATGAGCAACACCAACCCCGCCGTCAAGGCGCTTCGCAAGGCCGTCGACGCCGCCAAGGGCCCCGCCGAGGGCACCGTCGTCCGCTTCGTCCGCACCGTCTCGGGCGAGTACGACCCGATCCGCGACCAGCAGGTCGTCGTGCGGAAGCGCCGGCTCACCTACGCCGCCCTCTTCGTCGCTGGCTCCTGGTACCTGACCGGGACCACTCGCGAGGCCTCGCGCCCCACGAGCCACCGCGCCTTCGTGGAGCTCCTCGCCTCCCCGGAGGTCTCGCAGGTCCAGGTGGCCACCGCCTTCGAGACGGTCAGCTGGTAATGGCGCGCGCCCTCGTCTTCACGACGGACACGGTCGCCCTGCGCGACCCCGCCGGCGGGCCTGTCCGCGAGTACCGCCTCGGTACCCCTGACGGCGAGGGCCGCATCATCCTCACCCCCGTGGACCAGGTCCCCACGCCCCAGCAGGTCGAGGCGTTCCGGCGGGCCTGGCACACGGCCGACTCCCTCGGGCTCAAGGGCGACCGCGTTCGCCACGGCCTGTTCGCAGCACTCAACGCCTGGAGGCGCCCGTGACCGACCCCTTCAACCAGACGCTCACCTTCGAGGAGCTCCTCGCCCACGTCGTCAACAACGGCGAGGTGCGCACCGACCGTACCGGCACGGGCACCCTCAGCGTCTTCGCCCCGCCGCCCCTGAGCTTCTCGCTCGAGGACGGGCGCGTCCCGCTCATCACGTCCAAGCGCGTCCCCTGGAAGATGGCCACAGCCGAGTTCCTCTGGATGCTCACGGGCTCGACGAACGTCAACCACCTGCGCCAGTGGTCGCCCGCGATGGCCGGCCTCTGGGACTCCTGGGCCAACAAGGACGGCGACATCGGGCCGACCTACGGCGCCCAGTACCGTGACGCCGGCGGCTCGCTCCTCACCCAGCAGCTGAACGCGGTGCCCGGCCTGGCTGTCGTGCCCCCGTCCAACCCCACGGGCGTGGACCAGGTCCGCGAGGTGGTCAGCAGGCTCCTCTCGGGCGCCGACACCCGTCGCGCGCTCATCTCGCTCTGGTCGGTGGCCGAGCTCCGCGACATGGCCATCGAGCCCTGCATGGTGCTCTTCCAGTTCAGCCTCCGTGGGCCCGCCTACGACCAGCTCCACCTGCACGTATACCAGCGCTCGGCCGACATGATGCTCGGTGTGCCGTTCGACCTCTACCAGGCCGGCCTGCTCGCCCACCTCGTGGCCCGCGAGCTGAGCCTGGTGACCGGCCGGGACATTCAGGCCCGCCGCATGGTCTGGTCCGCGGGCGACGTCCACGTGTACGCCAACCAGCTCGAGGCCGCCCGGGAGCAGCTCGGGCAGTCCTACGGGGCTGAGCCCATGCGTGCTAGGGTGGTCATCGACGGGTTCCGCGGGCTGCGCCTGCTGGACAGCTCCCTGGAGCCCGGCCACATCAGCGTCATCGACTACAACCCGGCTCCCGCGATCGACGCGGGCAAGCCGGCCGTCTGAAGGGACACCCAGTGAAGAAGTCCGTACCCGTCGCCGTCATCGTGATCGGCCTCCTGGTCGGGTTGGCCGTTCTGGCCGGCCTCACCGCCATCCTGGCGGCGCTCCTCGTGGCCTTCGTGGCTGCCCCGTCGTTCTGGGGCGCCTTCTGGCTCGTCCTGGTCGCCGTCCTCGTCATGCGCGGCACTGCGACCTTCAGGGTCACCTCCCGGTAGGCGACCTCCGCGACCTCCGCGGATCGTCCGCCTGGTCGCGCCCACCAGCGCCCGCCACAGCGCGGGAAGTGGGGCTTGCGGGACTTTGGGGCTGCGCGCCTCCGGGGCTTCCCGACTTGTCCCCGACATACAAGGAGATACACACATGGCACAGTTCACCGTGATCGGCAAGCGCCGCGTCTTCCGCGTCAACGCGAAGTCGGTCCAGGCGCTCACCCGCGCCCTCCGGTCCGTCGGCATCGTCTGGCAGGCCATCCACGAGGACAAGGGGGCGAAGGCGTGAGCGCCGCGAAGGCACTCAAGGTGCCGACCCCCGTCGGGCTGCGCACCCACACCTTCCGGCGGGGCACCCGGGCCGGCACCTTCGGCCTGATCCGCCCCTCGCGGATCGGCATCGCCCGCTACGGCATCCGCGACCTGGGCTGGCAGGACCCGTCCAAGTACGTGAGCAAGGCCGGGGCGATCCTGAAGGGGGCGCTGGCCTGATGGCCTCCCTCGAGGGCAACCCCAAGCCCGGCTACACCGTCAGCCTCTTCGTCAGCAAGAAGGTCGAGCCGCACTCCGTCAAGGAGGGCCAGTACGACACCCGCGAGTTCCCCGGCCAGACGGTCGAGCTCGCCCGGGTCGAGTACCGCGGCGGCGAGCTCGAGGCTCTCCTGGAGAAGGCCAAGCAGGCCGTCGACCTGATCGAGGAGGTGTAAGATGGAGACTCGGTACGTGGTCCGCGACCCCTCGGGGGAGCTGGTCGCCGGGGACTCCGTCTTCGATGACCAGCTGAAGTTCGTCGCCGCCCAGGTGTCCGGCAAGGTGCTGGACGCGTGGACCGGCGAGGTCGTCTACGACGCATCCCCGGGGTCGGGGCTCGACTCCACCATCCTGTAAGAACCCACCGAACAAAGGAACCAGCCACCATGGCACGCAAGACCGCATCCATCACCGACCAGCTCGTCGCCAAGCAGGTCGAGCTGTCCGACACCTCGATCGACAAGGCCGAGGAGGCCGAGGAGCTCGCAGCGCTCGCGGCCCAGGCTCGCAAGGACGGCACCACCGCGGCCGCCCACGCAGCAGCCGTCACGGAGGCCCTCGGCATCCTCAACGCCGCGGGGGTGAGCCTGTGAGCGTCGCCCGCCAGCCGATCCCCAAGAAGGCCCGCAACCGTAACGCCGTCCCCTGGCGCGTGACGATCGGCAAGGAGCTCTCCGCGGACGAGGCCCGCGTCGTCGGCCACGCGGTCGTCGCCGGCACCGAGCACCACGCCCTCCTGCAGGCCTACGTCGGCTTCGGTACCACCATCTTCGAGGGTGACTACTGGGGCACGAAGGGCCGCGAGAACGACCTCTCGCAGCCGGCCAAGCGCTGGGACAAGGTGCAGGAGCAGTTCCCCGAGCTGGTGGTCGATGCCATCATCGAGTACCGCGTCCCGGAGGCGCTCCAGGACGAGCGCGTCGTCACGGTCGAGGTCTAGGACCGGCTCCCACGGAGGGGGCCCACCGCACTCCGCGGCTGGGCCCCTTACCCGCCCCCAATGTGGTATATAACTATGAGCGAGGGAAACCTCTGCTCACGGGCCTGCCTGGTTCGCCGTCACACTGCCTAGCCGTCAGGGCTAGGAACAGTCCCTGCCGATACATGGGTTCGACTCCCATCAGGTCCACTCTGCGGATACCCTGTGCACAGCCACTGTCGGTGGTGGGTATCTGCTGTTGCCCCTTCGTCTAACTGGCAGGACGCCCGACTCTGGATCGGGTAATCGAGGTTCGAATCCTTGCGAGGCAGCGATGGCACGAGGCAGTGACTACCGATGGAAGCAGGTAGCCAAGGCTCAGCGTGCCAAGAAGCTTCCGTGCTGGCACTGTGGACAGCCAATCGACTACTCTCTCAAGTGGCCTGATCCCCAGTCGTTCAGCGCGGACCATCTTCGTCCCTGGGCTCGGCATCCCGAGCTCCGGTACGACCCGGCCAACGTGGTCTCCAGCCACCTTCTCTGCAACCAGGTGAAGGGTGACAGCGAGCACTACTCGGCCGGTCTCGGCGCACTGTCCGAGGAGTTCTAGCCCGCCCGGGGGTATGGGGGCCAAATCCCCGGGTTGGTGGCCAGCAGGCTCAACTCCCGGCA